TTTCTAAATGGCAACTTACGAAGAAATATACGGTAAGAGAGTAAAAGAATTTGACTCTGACCCCACGCTCGATTTGAGTTATGAGGGACAGGTTTGGTACGACAAATCTTCAGGTACATTAAGATCTCTTGTTTCTTTTGATTCATTTGCAAGTGGTGGACGTTTAAACACAAGTAGATCTAATATAGCTGGTATGGGAACTCAGACCGCAGCATTAGCTGCTTCTGGTAGCGTACCACCTTATACCGCTGCTTGTGAATTATATAATGGAACAGGATGGACAAACACAACTTCTAATAACACTGGAAGACAAACAGCTTCTAGTTCAGGAACTTCAACTGCTGGTTTAATTGCTGGAGGACAATCATCTCCAGGTCAACCTGGTTATACAAATGCATCAGAAGAATTTGATGGTTCAAGTTGGACAGAAGGAAATAATTTAAATATGACACGTGCTGGACTATGTGGTTTTGGAACACAAACTGCAGGAGTAGCAGCAGGAGGTTATGGACCTCCCCCTAGTGGAACAGCACAAAATGCTACAGAGGAATATGATGGAACAAGTTGGACAGCACAAAATACTTTTACAACTGGAGCAGAAGCTTTGGCTGGAGCTGGAACACAAACGGCTGGTTTAGTTTTTGGAGGAGCATCACCTCCTAATACAGCACGTACCGCAGAATATGATGGAACCAATTGGACTACGGGAGGTTCTTTAAATACAGCAAGACATGCTTTGGCAGGTGATGGAATTCAAACATCAGCAATAGCTATAGGTGGAAACACAGGTTCTTACACAGGAGCAGCTGAAAAATATGACGGAACAAGTTGGACAACTTCTCCAGCCACGTTGGGAACATCACGAGCTAATTTAGCTGCTTCGCATACTTCATCTAATAATTCTACTGCGGTAGTTTTTGGAGGACAAACACCATCCGTTACCACTGCAACTGAAGAATTTACTAATTCAACCAATACAATCACTCCAGCAGCATTTTCAACTGGTGGAACTTTAGGAACAAATAGAAATGCTATGTCTGGAGGATCAGGGGCAGGAATACAAACTGCAGCTGTAATAGCATGTGGTTATGTATCTCCTAATAGTGTAACATCTAATGTTGAAGAATATGATGGTACATCTTGGACTGAAGTGACTAATTATCCATCAGGTATGCAGTGGCTAATGGGTGTAGGAACTCAAACAGCAGGTTTATTTTTTGGTGGACAAAATAATACTAACTCCAACGGAGGTACCAATCAAACTCTTACAGTTGAATATGATGGAACTAGTTGGACAACTGGCGGAGGATTAAACGCTGCTAGAAGAGTAATGACAGGTTTTGGAACTCAAACAGCAGCAGTTGGTGCTAATGGAAGTCCAGGTTCTAATCAAGCAGAAGCTTATGATGGATCAAGTTGGACAAATTTACCTACTCCAGGAAATAGTTGTGAAGGAAGAGGATCAGCAGCAGCATCACCACAAACTGCTGGATTGATTTTTGGTGGATCTGCACCTCCAGATGGTAAACAAGTTGAAGAATGGAATGGATCTTCTTGGTCTGAACAAAATAATTTAATTGAAGATAGAAGATATTTATCTGGTTTTGGAATTCAAACAGATGCTGTTTGTGTAGCTGGTTATGATGATGAGGCTGGCTCTAATAGATCTGATTCTGTAAGATATAATGGAACAACTTGGGCAACAGATGCTAACGCCCCTGGTGGTTATTCTCAACAAGGAAATGCTGCTGCAGCTCCATCAACAGCTGGATTGCAAGTTACAGGAACTACTACTGTTGAGTATAACGCTGCAACATCTGTAATCACAGCTAAAACATTGACATCTAGTTAATAAAGTATATATTAACTAACGAAAGGATTACTATGACAGAAAAAAGAAATATACATGCACTTATAGAAAAAGAAGCACCAAGCTTAAATAATTTATTAGATCCAGAAG